GCATCCCGCGCAGCCAGCTGCCGAAAATCGGCACGATCCTTAAGGAGCGCGGCCAGGGTTTCGGAAACAGTCATAGGATGGTCTCCTTTCAAAGTTTGGGTTGATAGTAGACGAGCCGGAGCTGCATCTGCATTTTGCAGCTTCCGGAGCCGTCGGTGACGATGTAGCCGGTGGAGGTGACTTCAATGCTCTGAGCCTCCTTGCCGTGCCCGCATTTGCTCAGGTCAGGCAGGATGCCGCAGTCATTTTGTTCCATTACCCAGTCAGCCAGCTGTTCAAAGAAGCCGCTGTTCTCAATGGTGAGCACATCGGTCTCCCCGAACTCCCTTCGGGACAGGAAGAGGTAGTTCTTCGCCAGATCCCGCCCGGAGATGTAACTCTCCACAATGGGGTCGGTGGGGCTGTCCTCAATGGAAAAAGCAGTGGCTTCCTCTTCCAGCCCGGCAATGCGGAAGGCCGCACCGGTGGCATCCTGCTCCTCAGCGATGAGAGGGCAGGTCTTGAGCCAGTCCCGCAGGGCCGTAATGGACGCTTTGTGCATTACGTTCCACCTCCAAGCTCTTTTTGTGCGGCGTTTTTGGCGAACTGGACCAGTTCGTCTTTGTGGTCAGCAATGGCCCGCTGGCCCCAGTAGGAGCCGCGCAGGTGGTTCTCCCCATGCAGACCCTGCCCCTGCGTGTGCAGGTAATACTGCCGCCGGGCATACGGGGTGTTATAGACCAGCTTGCCGCCTTTGAAGTCGGATGCCTGGTTGACGCTGTTCTTCAGCGTGCCGGTATCGAAGGGTACATAAGGATCCACAGCTTTGGCAACTTGCTGTGAGAACGCATACTGGACCTTCTGGAAGCCTTTGTCCATTTCGGCCCGAAAGCCGGGCCGGAACCTGAGCTTCAGGTCAATAACGGGTGCACTCATTTCCTCAGCTCCCCTCTACATGAAAATGCGGCAGAAGCGGTTCCCGGTTATCGGAGACCGCCGCCACCGTGCAGCAGATGTGTGTGTTCTCGAGGGCGGCATACTCGGCCTCGGTCAGGCTGCGGACAGCGCCGCAGATGAGTTTGCCGCCCCGCTTGAGCGTCCAGTGTGCCGCCTTTTCCCCGGGCGGGAGCTTTGCCCACTGGAAATAGGGCAGATACCCGGCGGCAGGGGGCAGACGGACGTGGACTGTCCGCTGGGGGTCGCCGCCGGAGGTGTCCAGCTTCTCCCGCCAGCTGCACCCGGTGATGACGTGGTAGACAGGCCGGTCGGTCTCAGTGGCGGTGTCGTGGATGAGGTTCACAACGGTAACGCTACATTGCATCAGAAACACCCCCGATACAGCAGGCCGTGGGGGTCGCTGCCCAGTGCGTTGGAGAGGATGCTCTGCGCTTCCGCTGCAAGCCGCTCGGAAAGCGCCCCGCTGGCGAAGGTGACGGAGTAGCCATCGTTGGACACGCTGGAAGCCCCGGGCACGGCACAGGCGCTCTGTGCGGCGCTCATGGCATCGACGATCTGGACGCAAGCATCGGCCAACAGGGCTGCGCACCCGGCACAGACCCCGGCGTGGGACTCTGCCCGGCCAAAGGTGTGCCGGTCGATGAGCCGGGAAGCCCGGGCACACAGCGTGTCAAAGGCGGCCTCGTCCAGCGTGCCGCCCGCTGTCTGGTACTGTTCGTAGGTGCAGTAAAGCATGGCGGCCTCCTTATGCTGCGACCTTCTTCTTAACAAGAATGGTCTGGCCCTTGGTGACCTTGTAGGCGTAGACCTTGCGGCCCTGCACGGCAGATGCGCCGATGAAATCGCCAGAGCCGGAGAGATCCTGCAGGTGGACGGGAACGGCCCACTCATCGATGACGGCGAACCAGTTGGGATGACCGGCCACATACTCCACGTTCTCGCCCAGGGTGGAATCCTCGAACACGGTGTAGCCTGCAATCTTGCCCACAGCGCCGGTCTGGACGACTGCGTCGCCCAGGTCGGAAGCCTTGATGAACTCGGGGCTCTTCAGGAGCAGGCCGTAGGTGTCCGGGGAGACCAGCAGCCAGCGGCCTGCGGTGGGCACGCCGATGGAGGACTGCTGAGTGCGTGCATCCACGATGTTGGCGTAGATGGTCTTTTCGGTCAGGGCAGTGGTATTGCCGAAGGCAGTGCCTGCAGTGGTCAGCTCCACGGAGCCGTCAGAATCCATCTGCAGGCCCAGAGAGTAACCGGCGCTGTCCAGGCGGTCAGCAACCAGATTGCCGGGAACGCTCTCTGCATCGAAACCATCGATGATCTCATTCACGGCTTTGTCGTGGTCGATGTTGACGGTGAGGTAGGTGGTGTCACCGCTGGTCTGCTTTGCACCCTTGGCCTTGTCGTAGTCGTTCACCACCACCTCGGTGTCACGGACGGGAACCTTGACGGAACCTGCCTTGGGGCTGCCCTCGTAGCGGTTGTTGCAGATCACGCCGACTTTCTTCACCAGCGTCTTGCGCAGCTTGAGATCGACCAGATTGGAATAGCGGACCTGTGCTTCATGTGCCATAAGAATATCCTTTCTCTCATTCAATGTTGATATCGGGGTTCATCGCCTTGAAAGCAGCGGTCACGGGATCAACGTCCCCGGCGGGCGGGGTGCCGTGCTCTTTGCCGCTGGAAACGTGAACGGAACCAGCGCCTCCCTCTTCCGCCTCGCCAAAGGCCCAGGGGTTCGCCTTGGCGGCTTCTTCCAGAGCCTTGGAGATATCGGTGGAACGGTCTTTGGAGCCCTTGAGGGCATCCAGATCCAGCAGTGCCCGGACCGCCTTGACGCTGCGGCCCTTAGCTCCCAGAATGGCGGTGTTCAGGGCATTGTCAAAGGCAAAGCCATCAGCCTGTGCCTGCATATCGCCCTTGAGTTTGGCAATGTCTGCCTCGTATTCCTCGGGCTTCTTCTTGCCGTCAAAGGCGGCAAGGCCGTCCTGGGCGGTCTTGAGCTGAGCCTGGGTGTTTTCCAGCTGGGTCTTGTACTGTTCGGCGGCAGTCTTTTCCCGGTTGACATCGTTGCCGTTCTCGGCCATGATCCAGTTCAGCTGCTCCTCGGTGATGCCGGGGATCTGTTTCTTCACGTCTTCACGCTTCATGGTGGAAAAACTCCTTTCTGTTGGTGAAACCACGGTTTGGTGACACGGTTCTCCGTCCGTGTTCGGTTGTGGGCAGGGTACGCACTGCCCTCTGCGATGGTGCTCACTTCGTCCTCATGCGGGCAAAATGGGCATGAAAAAAGCGCCCCTGCCCGGACGGGCAAAGACGCTTTCGATATTTGGTTGTTAGATGCCGGGGACGATTTCCTTAACACCCTTTGCAAATGCAGCGGCCTTTTTCATCAGGCTGTTTTCCTGAAGATATTCAAGCCCCTGCAAGGTGATATGCGGTTCCATGGGCGGCTCGATGCGCTCCGGCTGGCGAATGTAGCGAACGATGTTCAGGCCCTCAATGAACCCAGCCTTCTGAAGCTGAATCAGGAGAGCCTGAAAGCGGTTCGGATTCGTACCGAAGCGCTCGGCAGTGAAGCCAGCGCAATCGAACTCCTCAAAGTCCATGCTTTGCTGCAAATACTTCAAAATGCGGTAGATGATACGAAAATCTTCCATGATAACACCTCAACCCTTTCTGTTCGCAATCAATTTGCAATACTCGCCATATAAACGCTTCTGTTCGGCTCGTTCGGCATCAATTTCAGGCGTGGAAATAATTCCTCTACTAGGAACAGAGTGGGTGCGTTTATACTCAGCAACAAGGGAACGTTCTCGCTGAACGCTTTTCTTAGTAAGCTGATCTATCTGTTCCAGTGTGTAGCTCATTTCCGTTTCTCCCTGTGGTAGCATTTCAAACCAAGCCGACGGCAGGTTTCGTCAATAATGACGTGCTGGATGTTTTCTTCGTAGTCATCGAATCCATAGCCACGGCTTGCCATCACGGCGTTCTGTTCCTCACGAACTTCCTCACACACGGTTTCCCACTGCTTAAAGGTGATTTCTCGCGGAACAGCAAATTGATACCTGTATTTGTAGTCCACAGCTTCCATGATGCGGGTGCCATCGGCAAATGCTGCCGGGATGTCTGCATCCGTGCTGAAAGAATACTGGGTCGTATCTGGCGGGTGTGTGTGGATGTTGTAGCTCCCTTTCAGTTTACCACCCAGATACGAGCAGTCAACCCCTCTGGGATTATTGTCGGTCATATAATGGACTTCACCGTTGCGGGTGATGACCATCATATTCTCGACTTTGGAATTGGCATAGCTGCTGCAGAATGAATCCTTAAGGGCTTCCACTTGCTGGGTGTCTTTCAAATCGACTTTTCCCAGGTACTTATGAACCGTTTCGCCGCTCTGCCCGGAGGAGCCACCACTGCCACGCTGGTTTGGCAACACGGAATCAAACTTCTTCGCCGCCCACATTGCCTTACTGCTGGCGCTCCGGCCAAACCCGGCAACGCTGGTGCGGGCGTTGTCCGCCCTGCCGCCGGTGGCGCTGATAAAGTCAGTCAGCTCCTGACGGGCCTGCCGGAGCTTCACCGCGCTGGCGGTGGTGTCGGCCCCGGCGGCATCCTCTGCCAGATACCGGCGTTTGTACTTGCGCACGGTGCGTTCCCGGGCCCGCTGCATCTGGCTGATCTCGTACCGGGTGTATCTGCCGCCGTTGTACTCGATGTCCCGGGCGTTCAGGGCTTCCAGGCTCTCCTGCGTCCATGCAGGCGGTGCACCCAGCTCAGGGAAGATGGAAAAGAAGGTGTGACGGCAGTTCCAGCCGCAAAGCCCTGCGCCGGTGCCGTAGCCGGTGGCGGCCTCGAAGTCCGGGTAATGCTTGCCCATGTAGTCCACAGCGCCGCCCCGGTGGAACTGCCTGCCCTGCCACTCAGCGTGGGAAGGGCGGGCCCCGCCGTGGGCCGTGGTCTCGAAGAACTCCACCCCCATTTCGTCGGCCCGGGCCACCTGCAGCTTTGCACCGGTCTGGTTCACACCAGTCAGCACCGCCCGGCGGGCGGCCACTTCCAGCGTGTCGGTGTGGCCGGTGGGGTAGGTGACATACTTCATGGTGTCGGCCAGACTGTCCACCGCGCTCTTGACGGCGCTCTTGTAGTCGAACGCGCCGCTGTTCACCTTGAGATGGGCGCGGTCGAGGGCGGCTTCAAACTGGCCGCTGACGGTGTTGGCCGTGGTGGCAGTCAAATTGTGGAAGGTTCCCGCCGTCTGCTGGTAGCCAGCGTTGAGCAGGGCCTGCAGGGTGGCATTGTCGGCAAAGGGCGTGGGTTCCTTGCCGTAGTGGTAGTAGATCTCGTCCTCGGCCTCCATGGCCCGGGTGGCCGCTTCCTGCATGAGCCGCCGGATCTCAGCTTCGCTCTTGCCGGTGTACCGAGCCAGCTTCTTCACCACGCTCTGCCGGAGGGCTTCGGTCTGTTCATACCGCCACAGCTGCCAGTTGGCCGTGGGGGTCAGGGTGTCCATTTTGGAGATGCGCCGGGCCACGTCCCGCAGGATATCATCCTCGACCTGCTGCCAGAGCAGCACCAGCCGGTCGGGTGCGTGGTCGAGATAGTCTGGGGCCAGCATCAGCCGCCCCCGCCGACGAAGCTCAGCTCAGGCTGCTTGTTCTCGTCAGCGGCTTCCTGCGCCAGCTTGCGGGCATCCTCTTCACTGACCCCGTACCGGGCAGACAGATACTTGTACCGGGGCAAAAGGCCGCTCAGGGCATCGTCCCGCATCTGGCTCATCCGGGTCTCGGCATCGGTGATGTAGCTGTCGTCCCAGTCCACCGAGATGGGCGTTTCTGGGTCCACCGCCGCTCCCTGCAGGTTCTTTGCTGCCCACAGGATGGCCCGCACAATGCCCACCAGCGCCCCCTCGATGGGGATCTGGTTCTTATTGGCGCTGGCCACCAGATCCTGACGGCTGCCGTTGTACTCGGTGGCCGTGGTGACATTGCCCACCTCGAAGTTGTACCGATGACAGCCCAGGCCGCACTTGAAGCTGAACAGGTTCAGCATATCCTGCACAGCCTTGTGGTTCGAATCCACCCGCAGGTCGGGGTTGTATTCGTGGTATTCGCTGGACTGGTCGAGGCTCCCTTCCTTTTGGGGCAGGGTAACGAATTGGCTCTGCACATCATCATCGGGCGGAATAGAGTGCTCCACGCCCTCCTGATCCACCACCTTGCGGCAGATGTCCGCAGAGTAGAAGATCTTCTTGTGGCCCAGCCGGATATCCTCCCGGTAGTTGTCAAAGGCAAGGTCGATGCCCTGGGCCTCTGCCAGTGCTTCGGCAAAGACACTCATGCCCAGCCCTGTGCCGCCGTCAAGGTTCTTGACTGCTGCCGGGCTGAACAGGGCAAACCACGGGGGAGAACCCTCCACCGTGATGCTTTCTGCCGTACCCGGCGGGGCCTGCAGGGCTTCAAACACCGGAGCGCCCGAAACTCCATCCGTTACCCGGAACCACTCGTTGCGGATGGTGCGCCGGGTCTCATTGCCGGTGTGGGTCTGCAGATAGACTGCGGGTCTGCCCTCCATCATGCACTCGGAGACAAAGGCTGCTTCGGTCACGATGCCCCGTTCCACCCGCAGAGGCAGGATGCAGGAAGCCGGGTCGTAGTCCAGCTTCAGGCGGGTATCCGGGCCGGGGACAGCTTTCCCTTTCACGACAGTCAGGTCTTCGGCACTCAGCACAAAGGCACCGGTGCCGGACCAGTAGGCCTGTTCCACCAGCGCATTGGCATTGCGCCAGAAGTGCAGCTCCCGGAGCAGGCCGCCCACCTGCTGCTCATCGTCGCCCAGCAGATACCGGGCGGTGTCAGCGTCCTTGATCTGGAAGGTGGTGCGGTCGTTCAGCAGGAGATTCGCCCAGTCCTCGCAGACCCGTTTCGGCATCCGCAGGGAGGCAATGGGGCGCTTCTTGGTGCCTTTTGCGTATTCAGCGGCACGGGTGTGTACCTTGGGCACGCTGCCCTGCCACCACTGCCGCCAGGTCTCGATGTAGCCGTAGTAGTCGGCATCGATGGCCCACCCGCGCGTCTTGTTCAGGTAGTTCAGAAATGCGGTGATGTTCATGTGTTGGTCAACCTCTTGAAATCGCGCTCGATGGTGTACTCGTAAGCGTCCAATGTGTCGATATCGGTGCTGCCGTCATCCAGCCGCTCGTCCACGCCGGGGTGCTTGCCGCTGTACAGGGCCGTGGCAAGGGCATCCCGGAGGGTGGAAGCCTCTGGCAGCAGCCAGAACCGCCCGCCGCCCATCAGGATGCAGGTCAGGCGGATACGGTCATTGATGCGGATCTTGGCGCTGTTTTCCACCCGGTCGGCCAGCCAGCTCAGTTTGCAGCGCCGGAGCCTTGCCCGGATGTGATTGATCAGCGTCTGCTCCGCGGAATCGCAGAAGATGTACTGGATCTCGCCCCAGCGGGCAAAGACAGCCATGCAGAACTCCAGCAGCCGGTCGGCCAGAAAGTCGGCATCCTGCGCCACAGGGTCGATGCGCTGGGATGCCAGCCCTACCACGCCGGACCAGCCCGGTAGGATGGCCGTTGCCACAAAGGCGTGTTTGGAGCCGTTGCCGCCAAAGTCCACCCCGATGCGCACCCGCCACGGGTGCAGCGATTTGTTCACAGGCCAGAAAAAACGCCCATCTCCGGCGGCAAGGCTGTCGGCCAGCAGGCGGTAGATCACGCCGTTGGCGGCCATCCACTGCCCCAAGATAAAGCGGTTATAGTAGACCGTGCCGGTGTATTCTTTTTTCAGATCGGCCACGAACTGGGCCGGAAGTGTAGGGTTATCGTCGATGGTATACGCCTGACAGTAGATGTCAGCGTCACTGTCCAGAAACTTCTTGAACCAGTGAGTGGGGCTTTCCGGGTTGCAGGTGCCGTCAAAATGGGAGTGGAGGCAGGAAAGGCGGCTTTTCAGCATCTGGAACACGCCCTCGTCCCAAGTGGTGATCTCATCACCGTAGACATACTCAAAGGCAGCGCCCTGGATGCGGGCGATGTGCTTTTTGTTGTCGGCACCGAGGACATAGACCTTTTTGCCGAACAGCTGCACCACGTTGCCTGCTGCCGAGGTGCGGATCACACCTACAAGGTCGGGGCCCCAGAGCTCCCGCATCAGGGACAGCACATTGCGCTCCAGTGTGCCCAGGGTGTTGCCCATGAGCACCAGCAGGCCCTCGCCCCGGGCCGCGCAGATCCGCTTCGGGATGGTCACAGCGCAGTCCAGGTAGGTCTTGCCGCTTCGGGTGGCCCCGGTCTTGACGTTCCACCGGTGGGAACAGTTGCGCAGGTACTCCTGCTGAAACTCAGTCAATGGCACTGTCTACTCCTCCCAGGATCTTGCGGGCCTCGGCCAGCTGATCAGAGGCATCGCTGGACACGCCGTTGAACATTCCCAGATGCCGCCCCAACAGATCCAGGGCTTTCAGCTTGTCGGCCAGCTTGACCTCCTGCTCCAGACCGTCCTCTCCGAAGGTCTTGACCTTGACCGACTGCACAGCAGCCAGATCGTCCGGTGCGGCATCGCTTTTCAGGGAAGCCGTCCTAGCATCGATGAGGTCGCCCGCGTTGACGAACGCCACCTTGGCCAGCTCGCGCACCACCCGGTCAGCGGACACGCCGGTGCGGCGGCTCTGCTCGGCCTGAAGCTGCGCGATGCGGTTCTGGATACTAACATTCGCTAACAGCCGTGCCGCCTGCTCGTTGGCCGTCTTTGGGGAGTATCCGGCACGGATGGCCGCCTGGGTCGCGTTCAGGTCGATCATATATTCTTCACAGAATCGCGCCTGCTTGTCGGTCATCCTCACCACCTCTCTCGTTGTCAGGGTACAAAAAAGCCGCCCCTCAGGACGGCAGAAAATAGCATAAAAAATCCCTGCATGTTTCCATGCAGGGCAATTGACGCACATCCAGCGGGAAAATACCTGAAACCCGCCTGTGGATTCCGGTGCCTCCGGCGTATGTGGGGAGGTCAGAGGGCGGGCAAGGAGATCCCGCCACCCACCACATGAGCTTCCGGTGGGGAGTATGTAGCCCCATGCGTCAGGCTGTACCGCCTACGGGGTCGGCGGCGAATTGGAACCGCCCTTGGAATCGAACCTTCCACGACTACACTCGTGAACGCGCACCACATTGCGCTCAGGCGGCATAATAGAAGCAGCTCGCAGAACGTGATGTCGGACGGGCACATTCTGGAAGCTGCTATGGCATCGGTCTGCCTTTCGGCTCTGCCGATGGTACTATTGTAGGGGAAAATTTAGGGGCTTTCAAGGGTCAGATTCTCGACTGCGGTGCGATGTCTTCTTGTAATCCACCGTCTATCCAGCTTCATTTTGTCTGCAATCTGTTCCCATTTCTCACCATGGATATAGCGACGGGTTAGAATCTCATAATCTGTAGCATCCTCGACATCAGAAATCACCTGAAGCACTTCTGCCCGAACAATTGCACACAAGACTGCTTGGTTCAGAGCTTCCAGCCGTGCATTCTCGATTCTTTCTACTGCTCTCGGAAGCGCCTTGCCATCTCCGGAACCGCCCGGAGAGGGAGAAAGGACTTGTGTGATATGTTCTGCAGCTGAACGGAGTTCTCTGTATTCATCCAGCTTGAGCCGTTCGATACGGCTGGCCTCCCGGTAGCGATTCAGCCACGCTTTTTTCTCTTCGTAGGTCAACCGGTTTCGCCCCCTTCCAGACGCTTTAGCAGTCCCTCTACGTCATACCGCCAGTGAACGCGCAGCAGGTGCTGCTCCACCTCGATGCCGTTCAGGGCGGCCCACTGCCATGGAATGCTCTTGCGGGTCTGGGTCTGCATGTACTCCAGCACAGCGCTGGCCGGAACGGCAAAGGTGCGGTTGACCCTGCCCCGGTAGTTAATGACCACATGGGCAGTCTGGCCCTTGAAGGATGCGGCGTGAGCCATATCGGTGATGTGTTTGAGCTTGTGGTACTTCTGCTGCTCCCGGTCGAATCGGCCCAGGATCTTTTCCAGTGGGATGCTGGGCGTTTCGATGGTCTTGAGCTCGAAGTAATGGTGCATAGGGTAGCGGTACACGTCGAAGTCGCAGATGTTATCAATGGAGAAGCTCAGGTTCTCGTTGCCGCCGTAATAGGTGGCCGCGCTGTCTTTCAGTCGATAGCACCAAGCATCCTTCGGCATGGAGCTTTTCCAGTCTGCCTCGAACTGTTTTCCGGTGTTCAATTGGTTCTCCTTTCGTCGGAGGCTGCCCAATGCCCGGCCAGCTGTCGGGTCGGGGTAGTGCTCATGGTTCCGGTACATTGGAATCCTCCTTTTTCTTGGTGAGCGGACGGCGACGGGCTGCGTTTTTTAAAAAATCATTCCCGCTGGGTTCCGGCCTGTCCACCCGCCTATTGCGTCCTGCTCCAATGGGGTTCGTCATGCGGTACTCCTCGGCAGACCTACAGCCCTGGGTTTCGGCCTCGATCAGAGCCTTCCGCACATAGGCCCAGCTATGTGCCCCGGCATCAATGCACTTGCGCAGGATCACCCGCGCCAGTTCCTCGCCCAGCCGGTCAGCGTATCCTGTCAGCTCTCTTTTCCCGGAGGCACTCAGCTTGCCGATATCCTGTTCAAACTCTGATACCAAGGGTGAGGTCGTCGGTCGTCCGGTCGGCTCCGGCGCAGCCGCAGACGACGACTTGTTAGCTTGTTGGTTTGTTAGACTTGTTAAGTTGTTGTCGGCAGCCTGTCGGTTGCCTGTCGCTTGCCTGTCACTTTGCCTGTCACTGCCAACAAGCGAAGCATAGTTTTCTATCGTGACAATGCTGTATTTTGAGCCTGTTTTGACTGTCAGATAGCCTGTCGCCTGTAAATGCTCTAAGCTTGTCCGGATGTTCCGAACACTCAAATCAAGCTGTTTTGCCAGTTGAGATTGGCTTGTAACCAGCTGTCCGGGCCGGATGCTAATGCCCTGCCACTGCTTTTCCTGCCAGTTGGCGGTGAGTAGCAGGTGGAAAAACAGGCGGGCAGTGTTGGGCTCTGAATACCATTCCCAGTCAGTCAGACCGCGGGGAAAGGCAACAAAGCCACGGGATGGGTCAATGCCCACGGTCTGAACTCCTTTCTGGTGTGGTTAAAACGGCAGGTCATCCGTATCATCGTCGATGAGGGCATCTGCTTCCGGGGTGCCTGCGGCGGGCCCGGCAGGCGCTGCCGCCTGAGAGGCGCGGGGAGCATAGTCGGCCAGGTCTTCGCCGGGATACATCTGCCCGCCAGAAAGGCTGGTCTGCACCGGGGCAGGCTCATCAAAGGGCGTTGGCTCTTGAGTGAGCGCTGGTTCGGGCGGTGCCGGGGCCTCTGTGCAAAGGTCAATGAGGTTCTGCATCCACCGGAAGATCACCATGCCGCCAGGCTGAATGTCGTCGGCATCCACGTCGTAATAGGTCTTGCCGTTATACTCCCGGCTCTTGAGCTCCCGGGCAAAAACAGTGACGGCATCGCCCTTCAGCAGCAGCCCGTCCCACTTGTCCAGCCCGTGCCAGACGTTGACCTGAACATACAGGCCCTCCCAGTTGCCGGTGCCGGTCTTGACGCTGTGTGCCTTCACGTCAAACTTGAGTACCTGCTTCTGGCCCACGTCCTTGAGCACAGGGTCTTTGGCGAGAGTTCCGTGGAGAAGTACGCCGGTCTTGTGGGTCAGGATCACGATTCATCACCCCCGGCAAAGGGGTCGTCTGCGCTGTCAGCGTCCTCCACGGTCAGAGCATCGGCCTGTTCAACAGCTTCCTTGATGCGGGTCCAGCGTGGAGCCGGAACCTGTCCGGCCTCGTCCAGCTCCACGGCGGTGGACTCAGCATCCACATGGACCTCGCTCTCGTCATAGAGAGAGCCGAAGGTGGAGGGGAATGCTTCCCGCAGGGCATGGACAAGGGCAACCTTGCGGATCATGGTAGCTTTTTTGCCCTTCCACAGAGATTTGCCGGTGTCGTATTCGGTCAGCTTCACTTCCTCGTAACTGGGGCGGGTGCGGTCCTTGCGATAGACTTTGGCCCAGCCGCCCAGAAGTTCCTCGTCCTCGTAGACGATGGACCCCTCCCGCTTCTGGTACTCCCCGGCCACCTTATCGAAGATGATGACCCCGGCCTCGAAGCCGTCATAGCTGGGGTGGCGCTCTGCCATTTGCAGGTAGCAGTTCTTGCCCAGAACGATGGTGCTGGGGGTGTCCTCGCTGTTGTTATCGTAGTGGATGAGGTAGGCTTCCTTGGTAAAGGGATTCAGGCGGTACTGCTTGCAGGTCTCGAGGAAAATCTTGCATTCGGCATCGGTGGCTTTCTGACAGATGAAGTTGCGGACATCCGAGAAGCTGACGGTCATGTGCTGGCCGTCGGCAGAAGTGATCTCCACGGGCTTGGCCGGGCTGGCAGCCTGCAGAGCGCCGCTCTGGGCGGCACGCTGCTGCATTGCAGTCATCCGGGCGGCGGTGGTGGTGCCGGTGGTGTTTGCGGACATGGTGGGCGCAGGTGCGCCGGGACGAGAAAAAGCCATAAGTGAAATCCTCCAATTATTTTACAGAACCATATGCGAAACCGCGCTTTTTAGCTTCGGCTTTGAACCATTCGATGTCTTCCGGGGTAAAATCTACCCAGAAGCGGTAGCGTTTGCGGGCAGGTGCAAGGCCTGTGCCAGGCAGGGCGAACTGCTGCAATACCTCACAGTCCAGCCGTCCGGAAGCTGTCACAAAAGCGCTGGCCTGCGCCGCCTGAGCCGCTTCTGCTCTGATCTGGCGCTCTTCCTCGGTGGGAGGAACAACGACCGGCGCAGACGCTTTTGCCCGCTCTGCGGCCTGCCGCCGGGCCTCTGCTTCGGCCTGAGCCGCCCGGGCATTCTCCCGGCGGTTGTGCTCGTGCAGAGCATCGTTGACGCTCAGATTCCGCAGATACTCGGTGACGCAGGGTTCGGCATCCTCGCCGCAGGTCTCCCGGATGAGCCGGATCTCTTCCCGCTTGGTCTCCACGGCAAGGCGCAGCTCCTTGGATGCTTTGGCAAGGTCGTAGGTCTTGTTGAGCCACTGAGGAATCAGCAGCCGCTCAAAGGAGATCAGCGGTTCCAGTTCCCCGATGCAGTCCCGGTAGACCAGCATCAGGCTGCTGCGCTTTTCTTCCTTCTCGGCCTGTTCCACCGCCTTGACCTGCTGATCGATCGCCCCGGACACCTGCTTGCACTGGGCCTGCATGGCCCGGATGCGCTGGCCAAAGGCTTCCAGCGGGTCGGTGTAAAGCTTCTTTGCGGCCCGGAGGGCATCCCCCAGCTGCTTGTCCCACTTGTTGACAGCGGCACGGTCGGCTTTGGCATCCTTGATGGATTCCGGGGTGTACACCCGGCCCGTGTAGGTGGCCAGAAGCTCGTCCAGATTCTTCTGTACCTCTTCCTCGTTCCAGCTCATGGCCGGAATGACCGGGCGTTCCACCCGGACAGTCAGTTCGTTAGTCATACAGTGTCTCCTTATCGTTGGCGATGGTCATTTTGACCAGCTCTTCGTGGATGTGGTCACACAGCTGGAGCAGGTTGCCTGCGGCGTGGTTGAAGTCCTCGCCGGTGCCGACGAGCCGCTGGAACGAGGGCAGGGCCATGCCCCAGATGCCATCAATGTTCAGGTAACAGCTGTCGGCGGTCTCCTTATCGGCGACTAGATCAGCCGGAACCACGGCCTGCGCCTCGGCAAGCTGCTGCTTCAGCTCGTCCATGTTCTTCTGCAGTCTGGCCTTGTCGGCCTTCAGCTCTTCCGTCATGTCGGCCGCAATGCTGTATGCCTGCTGGTGTGCCCGGCGGTCCACTTCTTCATTTGCCATATCGGCAAAAAGCTTTCTGGCCTGTCGGGTCACTTCCTCTTTGTCCACCACCGCGGTGATGGGCTGTTTTTTCAAAGCGTCTTCGGCATTTCTTGCCCGGGCTTCGGCCCTGTCACGCTCGGCTTCGGCCTTCTGGCGCTGGAGGTTGGCCGCAATGCGGCTTTCGTCTGCATCGTGGTAGCTCTGCTGGAGCTTGGCGTTCTGCTCGGTCAGGCCCTGAACATCCGCAAGGGCGGCATCCCGGGCATTTTCTGCCTTCTGCATTGCTTCCCAGGCGTTCTGCTCTGCAATGCAGGAATTCTTTAACCGGGCCTCGGCAGTGTCGGCACGGTCTTTTTCGGCTTTGAGCTGGGCAAGGGCTTCCTGATACTGCTTGTTGGTGGTGATGTCACCACTCTTGACCTGCTCCACCAGCTCTGCAGGGGCGCTGGGCTTTGCCACGGCGTACAGCAGGGTGGGCGGCAGGGCTTCCAGAATAGCCTGCTGGCGGGGGCTGCTGCCGTCCATCAGGGCAGAGACTTGCAGCAGGTTGTAGGCGGTTGACTTTGTGATGCCGATAGAGCAGCACCATGCCCGAAAAGAATCATCCCCGCGATTGCCATGCTTTGAGTTGTCCAACAATTGGACAACTCCGCACAGCGCATCATGGGCGGCGGCAATGGCATTGCCCATGTGGACAAGGCCGCGCTCGGCCATCTGTTTGCCGTGGCGGTATTCGTCCTCGGCAAAGTGCAGGTCCTCCACGGTCTGGTCGGTCAGCCCGGAATAGTCGAACGCCGGGCGCATCTCATCCGGCACGGTGGTCAGGGGCTTGTCCTGTGTCGTCTGGGTTCCGGGCACTTCCGGTTTGTCAACATCCGCAGAGTGAGCGGGAGTTAAATGCTTTTCGCCTTCGGTCTGGTAGCTGTTGCACTCCTGCACGGGATGGCCGCAGCTGTGGCAGTTTCCGAAGCATTCTTCTTTGCACCCGCCACAGGTGCAGGTGGAGCAGATGCAGGGAGTAGGAACACCCGAGGAAGAATCCTCTTCCACTGGGTCGATGGGGGCATTCTTGCAGGGCTTGGCCTCCCTGAGGGCCGTCAGCATCGACTGCGGAAGCTCGTAGTCGTCCATGGGGATGAAGTCGTCGCTGGTCAGAAACGCTTCCGGGGTCAGCCGCTTTTCAGCGGTCTTGGCTTTGCCGAACTTCTGTGCCAGCAGATGGCTTTCCTTCCAGACCCGTGCAGATTCGTCCCAGCGCCAGAAGCGCCCACGGGTATAGGCGTAGTAAACATTGTTGCTGTTCTGGCTGATGATGCTCATACCCTCACCTCCGTGCCCTTCAGGCGGTCCAGCATCTCGGTCTGCACATCCTTGTTCATGGGCTGGATGTTGTTGCCCTTCCAGCCGTAGCAGAGGATAGGCCCGTAAAGCTGGCGGCCTCGGTACTTCCGGTTGAGCAGACTGGCGGGCTGGATGGGACCATCATACCGGCCCACGAACAGCACCGCCGGGGTGCGGGGCAGCACGATCATCTCGCAGGGAGTGCCCAGCCGGTTCTCAATGGCCCACAGGCTGTCGGGCAGGGACGCGATTACCGGAGCCTTGCCCGGTTCGGCTAAAATACCTTTCATTTGTAAAATCCTTTCTGATGTGATATCATCAAAGGGATGGAGTCGTTCAAACCATCACCCTTTGGGCTCGTCCGTGTTACCAGCACGGGCGGGCTCATTTTTGTTGATGTCCTCGGCATCCTCTTCTGCGTTTCCGAGTACAAAGCTTTCGATAAGCGGTAACCAGTCCGGCGTTAACTCGGAGATGTACCTTTTGGCATAATAGTAATAGATTGCATTGCTGACCCGTGGGGAGCCGGTGGCTCGCTGGTCCTTGACCATGTGATTTGCCTGATTGCGGCTCAGGCCCATGCCCATCAGGAGCTTCTTCAGACGTTTTGTTTTCATGCGCCCCTCCGGTTCTGCCGGTAGTCCGGCTCTTCGGTGCGGGCGTGGGTGCGGTCAACGCGGCCATAGCGGCGGTGCTTCCGGGTCATTTCCAGGTAGCGTCCATAGCCGAAGCAAGTAATTGCCAGTGCGGCCATGAGAACGGCAGCCAGAACTCGGATACCCCAGGAGTTGGGCAGGACGGCATTGAAGCCGTCCCCCACACTGGCGGAACCAATCAGCAGGGCAAGACCCGCGGCGTATAGCAGGTTAATTTTCAGCTTCATGCGGGTTCCACCTCCTGCCAGCAACTCGGTGCCGGGCGGCATTTGTCCTCAAAGCTGAAAGCAATGACCTGATGCCACTCGCCGTTATCGAATACCTGAACCGGCGTGTCCCGGTATTCAGGGACTTCCATGCCAGTCATCAGGAGCCCGGACGGGCGAACCTTCCCCCAACGGAACCATAGGTCTACCAGTGAGGGAGCAATGTACGCGCATCCAGTGGGCGCTGCGGCCCGCTCGGATGCAAGGGTATAAGGTTTCATGCGGTCTTTTCCTCCTTTGCGATTGCCGGGAAGAAATACTCCCCGATTTTTTCTTGCGGGATGTGCAGTGCTCTGCAGATGATGACGATCTCGTCACTCCTCCAAGGTTGCGTCCCCTTGAGCCGTGCGGTCATCGTGTTGGAACTTACCCCAATCAGGGCTGCAAGTGCTCCCTGGTTGAGATCCTGGTCTTCTGCCAGACGACTGATTTTGAGATAAGGCTTTTTCACATTGCTCACCTCCTTGCTGGCGGCTCCCTTCTGCGGTATACTTGGGCGGAAGGAAGGTGAAATAATTATGAAACTGTATCATATTGATAGAGTAGGAACATTGAAAGATGGACAGCGAATAGAATTGCTCCCACTCACTGTTCTTCCGGAAAGAACTCGTGCTTCCCGTTTGCTTTTGGAATTCCAAAGAGGTATCTCGCTTCATGGAAAAGGGTATCTTGAAGGTACAATGCCTGAGATTCCTTTTGACAGCAAAGACCAGAAGGCGATTCTTCCAGGGACTCTAAATGCTGGAAAATGGAAACTTGATTCCAGCATCATAGAATTGGTGCTAGAACTTGTACGGAGAAATTACTTTCCAGATAAAAACTCCCGCCTCACAGCTTTGTTTGCAACGGACGATATTCGATGCTGGGAAAATCTTTTGGACAAGAAAAATTTTCCGGAAGAACAGGTTTTTGAATTAAATGTTGCGGATGATACGCCCCGGTATGATGCCTCCTGGCTCAAATTTGGGTCATATTACGGATATGATGAAAGTGCTTGGTGGATGGGAATGGATATAGCGAGAGGCTACGACATGGCCTATAAGTATTGGTCTGGGGAATCTACGACTTCTCCTCAGTACGAGTATCTTGTTCAGCTGCCAATCGCTCAAATTCACCTTGTTCACGCATCCTGACTGCATGGTCATAAGCGAATTTAGTTTCAGCTTCGAGAACCGATGTATAACCGCTCTCATCCATTGCGTGATAATGGGTAGTTCCTTTTTGATCTGGTGATACCACCCACTTGGCTCCAGGATTTGGAATGCTGATACCAATGCTGTTCGTATGTGCTCCAGATGTTCCGAACTCGGAACACCCAAACGTATGACGCGGCGTTTCATCGATAGTCAGCATGTGTGCTTTCGGTGCTGATTCTGAGCCGCGAGGAAATACGCACGTCAGCCTGCTACACGCTGCCACCGCTTGAGCCAGATCTGCAGCCGCAGAACTCAGTGAGGCCAGCGTCTCCCCGTGAGCTTCTTCGGACTCCTTGCTCACCAGTTGCAGCTGGCGGGTGAGGAGTTCTTTGATTTCCGGTCTTTCGTCGGGCTTTTTGTTGTTGCTCATGTGGTTCACCCCCTTTCACTCCGCACCGCCGGGCTTCTTCCGGCCAGCGCATCGGCCATGATCTCATCGAAGCCAGGCAGACCAAAGGCAATGATCTGAAGCTGGTCGATGCGGCTGTCCAGGTTGGCCTGAGCTTGGGCGACCAGGCTTTCTGCCTGACGCAGGCTATCGCACATCTTGCCGTAATCAGTCTTGGCCTGAAGGAACCGGGCTTTGTAGTTGTCCCGGTGGTGGATGAAGTCGTTGCGCAGGCCGATGACCTCGGCAAGCGCGGCCTTGGCGCTGCTCACGTTCTGGATGGCTATGTTCAACTGGGCATTGGTGGCTTCCAACTGCTCAATGTGCTGCTGGGCTTTCACGGTCTCGTACACGCCGTTCTTGCGCAGGGCCGGGAGTACCTCGCTGGTCACCCACCGCTTGAAGGCCTTTGCCTTTGGCATCTTGCTGGACAGAATCAGGCTGTACAGGCCGGACTCGTTGATGAGGGCGGTTTTAGTGGAACCAGAGGGCAGAGTCCCATTTTGGGCTTCTGCCTCCTGCGGCAGCATCTCAAGCCGCTTGTCCTCATCATCAACATGGGCGATGATAGCCTTTGTAGGATTCTTGTACCCCAGCGCCACGGCAACATCCTTGCCGACGAGCCACGGTGTGCCGTCGATCTCGACGGTGCGCACCTGCCCGAACTCAGGGCTTGAGAAGATTTGTAAGTCGTTCATGTGGATTTGTACCTCCTTGTTGTGGTCTCCTTTCTGCGGTATACTGGGGCGGAAGGGAGGTGAGAAAAATGTTTGATAAGACGGTTGAATGGTTAAATAGTCGTGAAAATGTGACGTTTCTGATTGCGATAGCAAGCTTTGGATTGTCCATTTGGAATTTTCTTTCAGACAAAATCAAGAATCGTAAAAATCTTGAAATCGAAATTCAGAATGTTTTTTGCTTTGGGCCAAGTCCAGACAAAAAATATACTGAAGCTCTAAACATCCGATTCATCAATAGATCCAGAGAATCAATTACATTAAGTGGACTTGAGCTTTCATCTGGAGCAGGAGAATGCAGATTTGGAGAGTATCGTTTGAGGCTGTTAATGAATAGCCAGAAAAGGGGAAATAAAGAAATAAGTCGTTCCGAATGGTATTCCGACACTTTTCCGGTTAAGCTTGAAGGACTTGGATTTGAACACATGATTTTGTCTTCTACAAGCACCGAAAGACATATTGCGGAAAATAAACCGTACACGCTGAAAGTTTTTAGTAACAAAGGAACCGTTATAAGGACTTTTACCAGTGGTTTTTCCAACGTTGATATGCTGTCACGATGCCGAGAACCAGACTCGCACACAGAAGCACTTGAGTGAGTTCGTTTTGCGTCATCTTTTTCACCTCCTTGTTGGATAGGGTGATGTCGGTCATGTGGTTCTCTCCTTTCACGCCACAGGCCGGTTGTCCAGCTTCTTCAGGCTGGCCACCAGATTGATGGATGCCGCAGCGGTCTCCATCTGCTCGAATGCGTCCTCGTCCATGTCCTTGCACATGGTGTGGATGCGAATCACGCGCTCTACGTCCTGCTGCGTCAGGCCATACATGGCGGGGTCCAGGGAATTGTTCTTGCGTGCCATACTAAGCACTCCTTTCTGTGGGTGGCTCCCACAACCATCCCGGCGGCGTCACCGGAATGGTTTCGGCCCGTGCCGCCGGGCCATCATC